CTTGTTACCATACTTTGATTTCATCTTACCAAACTTTTTCTTCATACCTTTAACAAACTTTTCTTTCTTTGCTTTTTCTTTAGCAGAAAGTTTCTTTTCTTCTAGAGGTTCTACCTCTTCTTTCTTAATTTTCTTTTCATCAGAACTAGCACCAAAAGTTTTGTGAACTAGTTTGTCTAGTTTCTTATGAAACTTATCTTCACCTTTTTGATTGACATCCTCTTTCTTCAATTCTTTCTTCGCCTTCTTTCCTGTTGGAGGTTCTGGGTCATTAGGAGTATCAACCTCAGGCATCACTTCAATTTCTACCTTCTTGCCTTCATCTACTTTTTTTTTAGCTTTACCCCATGCTTCCTGAACTTCTGCTGCTTTCTCCCACATTTCCTTCACTGACTTTTTGTTCTTCTTAGCACGAAGAAGAGCAAAGTCATGAGCATCTACTTTACCATTCTTGTTGGCATCAATCTTCTCTTGATTGCCAGGCATATCTTTTCTTTCGGATAGTTCTTCTTCACCATCCATTTCATATCCTGCCTTTACACACTTGTCTTTACCATTCTCTGTGCCAGCATACTTGTAACCTTTCCAGCAAGCTTTGCCGTCAGCACCTTGTTCTTTACCTTCTTTGTTTTTGCCCTCATCAAGTTCAGCAACTGCCTTCTCAATCAGACTTTTTGAAAATTCTTCAATCGTCATTTTTCTATTGTCGTTTATTCTTATTTATAAATGACTTGACTTTCTCTTTGGCATCCATTTCTTTTTCATCACAACCACAATGTTCTTTGATATCCTTTACCCATGCACGAAACATCTTACCTTCAGTGGTGACAGCAATAACATAGTTGACACCACGACGATGAATCTTCCCAACTTCTCCTTCGCTATTCTGAACCCAATCACCCTCAGCAAACATGTTGCCAAGCATGTAGGATTTTTGTTTTGATTGTACCAGTAGTTCTTTAAGTGATTTCATACTCCCATTCCTAGTGCGTCTTGCATATTGTTTGCATAATTTTTACTCCTCAATTCAATCCATTGTTTATATTGTGAAAAATTTTTGGTGCTAATAAAATCATATTTTAATCTAGCTTCTCCACCAATAGTATCCTCACTGGTAACAGAATAAACAACACTTTCTTTTGCTAACACTTGCTCATAAAATAATTTATAAAAGTTAAATTGTGAAGACCCAGATTGCTGTGAAGTTTTTACCAAAACTCTTTCGCACAACAGAGCAACATTATTTAAAGCAAAAGGATATTTTCTATTTGGACTTTTATTTTCTGCTTCTTTGATGGAAGCAGAAACTAATCCTTTCAGTATTTTTGTTTTGGTAGAATTTCCTCTGAATAAATTATCTGCTATGAAATTTTTTGCTTTGGTCAATAAAGCTGTATCTGTAATTATATCATCGATAGGGGTATAGTTTTTAGAAACACTTGTTATCTTATTATCAATTAATGTAATAAATTTTATCCACTCTTCTGGTTTCATGGAAGATGCATCTAACGTAGAATTAAAGTCACTCTTCACTTCAGATTTTTTAGAACCAGCAAATAATTTTCTTAGTGCTCTTATAGGATACAAAGTTCCTTTCTTGGAATACTTATTGTATTCCATAGCAGACGAAGCAATCATTCGTTGACCTATTTGATTTGCTCTTGCTGTAGATATAATACTCTTAAACCATTTATGAACTTCCGCTTCATTTGAAAAGGCAGTTGTAAATTTAACAGTAGCAGTAGAAGAACCTCTGACCTTAGACTTAACACTAATCTTAAGTGGAGTAGTTTTGTTTCCATTGACTGCTATTTTATAATCAATCAATGCTTCGTTAGCAGCTTCTGGTAAATATATTTCTACACTACTAATTGATTCTCCTTCAGGCCACCCCATTATCTGTTTTATATTTGCATTATTATTCATCAACAACTTAGATAATTTAAGAACAGAAAGAACTTCAAAAAATTCAGATGATAAGTCAGGAGCAATACCCAACCTATCATCTAAACTATTATTTCTATACGAATCCGTAATAGCATCAACGTAATCTTTTTTAAGAATTACATTGCTAGATGGAAAATCTGTGCTGTTGATAAAAGAAATTACATTATTATAAAACTGTTGGGGAGTCAACCATGTATCTGTAATCTTTGGTTTGACATCTTTTGGTTTTAGTGATTCTAATTTTTTGCTACCAGTTGAACTACCAGCATATTTCATAGAAAAATTAAAATTTAAATTTGTATTCTTCTGAACTATCTTTCCTTTTGCATCTAATTCTTTATACGAATAAACAGATTTAATTTGAAGAGTTGGATTTTTACCACCAGCTAAAGTATGTAACTTCATTTCTCTGATATGAAGTTTATTTTTAATTTGCCTTGAGTTAATAAACTCAATCATGTTTTCAATAAAAGTTGCTCTAGGTATTCTCAAATTTAAATCACCATACTTTTCATTTCCATTATCACAGGTCATCTTGTAAGTATGAACTATACTGGATTTACTTTTGATGACTGCCTCGATTTCCATGAGGGTGCCGTCTTCTTCAATCTCTTTACTACCACCCTCTAACTGAAAATCAAATCCATTGACTTCCCCATATTGTTTATTGAAAGCATATCCAGCAGCAACGTGAACCAGCCTCAGCATTCTTCTGATTCTGGTTGCTGGAATATCAATATCAATATATTCGTCAATGGTTCTTTGTTCTCTTCTTAAATCAAATGTCATTATGACATCCCCGATAAGACTGCTTGAATATACATCTTTTTAAAGCTGGCATCATTCTTCACTGAGTTAGGTAGAGCACTAGCAACAATATCAAAGTCTCCTTCAACAATTGCTTTTCTCACTTTACTTGCAGACATACCAGATACATCATCTGCATCAGGGTCACGCTCACCAGCACTTCTAATCTCAACAGTATTCATATTGTAATCTTTACCATTATATTGTTTGATAAATTGGAATGCTGGAACACGGTCAGAACCAACAACAAAGATGGCGTCCGTATATCCTTTATCTTCCAACCACTTTAGTGCTTTAATAGCATCCCTAACATCAACATCAAAAATAATAGAATCCTTGTGTGAAGGAAACATCATTTTCATTAACGTAACTTTTTGCTCTGCGGTCAAAGGATTCTTTCCTTTTTTGTCAGTAGTATGACTAGGAAAAACAAAGTAGTCGTTGCCAGCGGCAAACTCCTTAACCTTATTTATGAGTAGCTCATGCCCAGTCGTAGGAGGATTGAAGCGCCCGAAAGTAAACGCAGCAACCTTAGCACCCTCAGTGGTAGGAGGACGCCATGACTTTTCTAGCGTGAAGTTAGCACGGGAAAACTCTAAGCGGTCAACAATCTTTACTGCCTTACCATCAACGATAGCAACGAAACCCTCAGGCTTCGTCACCACAAAGTTGTCACCGCTGCGAAGGAATACTTTCGTATCGCTCAGACCAGCGAGTTTGTTGTTGATGAGATTCTTAGCGTTAGTGAAAGAGTTGTAGATAACGATGAATGCCTTGAATGCTCGCTTGTTATCCTCAAGGAATTGAAGACCAGATGCTAACTTGTCGCGGTATTCATTCTTGGATTTTTCCGACTTTAGACTCTCTACCTTTTCAACTAGCGACTTCTTATACGCGGCCTCAAACTTGGTGATGAAAGTATTGACGTTGTTAATCTTCTGTCCTTCCTTCACATAGCTGTTGGTGAAACGCTTCATCGTATACCCAAGCGTGAATTGCTTGGATGCTTCGTGCGCCACCATTTCAATGAAAGGTTTGGCAACAGATGCGTTACGGTCTGCTACAGCGATGACAGATTTGAGGGTGCGCTCCTCAGCAGCAGTCAAACCAGAGTTGGCACTGATGTTATCCATCGTCGCAGATGCCAGAAAGACATTGCGAGTGGACTTCAGATTGAATTGACTGACACCGAATCCTGCATTCATTTCGTTAACAGGACCAGCACCGCTGTAATAGGTGTGGAAGACAGCACCAATCTTAGCAGTGTTGACTGCCTTACCTAAATCACTATCAGCAGGCCAAGCATACGTCAGCGTGTTAGGAGTTGCCGTATAGTAACGCTCACCATCAATATTCTTGGTTGCTACATCCTCATCGGTAAACAGGAGGTCGCCCTGAATGACTCCTTTGATATTCAACTCAGCAAAATACTTCAGGCAATACTTCAGCTTCTTAGCGAGGTCAGGAATTTCGCCGTGATTTTTATCAATGTCTGCTTCGGTAAAATTAATCTTCGGCTCTTTCTTATTGAAGACAGACTTAGTGCCAACAAAGAATTGCTTGCTCTCTGGGTCAATGCCACAAACCACAGCAGGAGCACCGTCCCACTTCGTTGTAACAGTTACGTTACCAGTAGGACGACCACCAAGCTCGTCAATGAAATTCTGAATGAGGTCTTTAGAAGCAACGTATCCACCGTAACCATAATTGATTAGCTCGTCTTCTAAGTGCTCAAGGTGTTTGTTCTGGGATGCCATCTACGGGAAAGGGGGTCCACCCTTATTTAGGTGTCCCCCCATCATAGCACAGGTTTGGTCAGATGTCGCCCTCTCGGCGGTTCTCTGAAAAGTAGATATCGAAAGCGCCTTCTGGATATCGTTCAGTTAACTTAATCATGTTCTTGACTACAACCGTCTGAACATCAACACCAAGACCAAGACATGCTTGAGTAAAATACCAGAACACATCTCCAAGTTCTTTGATAAGATGTTCATGATTATCAAGAGTTAGTTCCTTACCTTGAAAGGCAATCTTCTTAATAATCTCAGTGAACTCACCCGCTTCAGCACTCATACCAACAGCAGCAGTCATCAGACGAGCGATGTCAACACCCTTTTCATTCAAGTCTTCAATTCTACGAATAAATTCTACGTTAGATTTAGAAGGATGACTTGTTGTACTATCAACAAACTCTGCGTACTTATTCAGGTCAATCTTTTGTTCTTGAGTAATCATAAAATAAAACTAGTAAATTTACTTTGTGCGTTTTTGTTTTGTTCTGCTGCCATCTCTTCAAAGTCGTATTCTTCTTCTTTGTCAGATGATAAGTCAACAGCGTTGTCAACATTATACAACTTCATTCGTGCTCTGTCAACCCCAACCAAGAATCGTTTATACATGGTAGGGTCGTTGTATCTGTTCTTCAACTGCTTGACCATAATCTTGCCATCCTTCTCCAAATCCTCTGTAGCGATGAGAGCAAACATAAAGTCAGCAGTAGCTGGCAAACCAAAGGATTCACTGGTATCAGTGAGATCGACATCACTATTACCAAACCCAGACCTTGTAGTTTGGGTAGCAGAAACGAGTGGAACATTGTGTTCGACTGCCAATCCTCTAAGTTCTTCTGCGATTGCTTTGACATAGGTATAGGAGTTTACAATCGCTCCTTTGTATCTAGCACTTGCACAGATGTTGAGGTAGTCGATAAAGATGATATCGGGTTTAAATGTTTTCTTCAGTTGTAGTTCGTTAAGCAGGGATTTGAAATGCCCAACGTGTGCTGATGCTGTAGGGTATTCTTTGATGATAAGACGACCCTGTGTTTTACGCTTCAGTTCATTGATGCGACTTTGGAAGATTGTCTCGGGCAAATCCACAAGGTCTTTAATGTTGACGTTAAACAGATTAGCATCAATACGTTCAGCAATCTTTTCTTCCGCCATCTCCATCGTAATGTAGAGAACATTACGACCAAGTGATAAACAATGAGCAGCATAGTCACACATAAAGAGTGACTTACCTACACCAGTGCCAGCAAGAGCTACATTCAGTGTCTTGTTTGGCAGACCACCCTTGGTAATCTTGTTAAAGTATTCAAGATGGAATGGAATCTTATCTTCTTCACGATGGTAGAACTCATATCGTTCTACACTATTCTCTAGAT